AATTCAAATCTCCGGCCGGACAATCTAGAGGGGTTATTAAAAAAGCAGAATATATTCAACCTAGCCCAACAAATGAAAGGTTAGAAAATTTATACAACAATAGAATTAATTTTGTTAAATATGAAGATGATCTAGAAGAGTATATTCTTTTTGGGGATAAAACCAGAAAAGAAGAAACATCAACATTTTCTAGAATTAATGTAAGTCTTCTTTTTGTGAAATTAAAAAAACTTATAGGAAAAGCGATTCGTGATGTTCTATTCGATCAGAATGACTCGACAACTAGATCTAAAGTTTCAACAGCGATAAATCAACTTCTAAGAAAAATAAAAGCAGATGGTGGTATATCCGAGTATCAGATTACATGCGACGAATCTAATAATACTCCAGATATCATTGATTCCAATCAATTAATCGTGGATGTTTCAGTGAAACCAACAAAATCCATCAACTTCATAAAGATTCGGTTCACAAATACCGAAAACATATAAATGCTAAATACAGCAGATAGAGTTTATTCTCAAGGAGATAAAAATGGCTAGACCGAATGTAACAGTTATTGTCAACGATGACTCATTCGTGATTAGTGGTACAGAATCAGGAGGAGCGCATAGAGCAGGCTACCTCTGCGCTCAAGGTGCCACCCTTATTGATGCTGTAGGATATACCGCTGACAGAACAAATCAATTTATGGTTGTAGATAACATCAACGACTGGTTCGGACGACTTAAGTCAGCCGCAGGAACTGGTTATTCTGCTGTTTATGGCACATCAGCTTCTGTTGGTAACGATCAGGGACCCTTCGGAGGATATTCTGGAGGTGAAACTGCCGGTGGTAACCGATTCGCGGGTGGAACATTCGAAAGATGGCCAAACGGACCAACTGGTGAATGGGAACAAGACTGGTGGAATGTTCACAACTACCTGCAATATGGTGGTGTCGCAGTAGTCTTTGGTGGTACTGGACCAGGTATTCTTCCAGCAAAGGTGAAAGCATCGGATAAACTCGCAACAATCGACTCCCTCTTTGGACCAACCGATGTCAATAATGAAATTGCAACAGTAGTTGGACTCAGAAATGATTGTGTTGGAATCGTAGGTATTTCATCCGACACTACACCGGCATCTGCGGCAGTTATTCCCGGTACAAGCGAGAACATCATACATGTTTATGGTGAGAAAAAGCACAGAAACATCAACAGAGTTACAGAAGACTTCTTAGTCGATTCCGATCTCATCACAAGTCCACTTACATGTGATGTCGCCGGATGCCTCGCAAGAACAGATAGACTTGCACATCAATGGTTCTCACCAGCAGGTGCAAGAAGAGGACAGATTCTTGATGTTGTGAAGTTAGCAAAAGAACTAACCGACAGCGAACAAGATACTCTATACGCCGCAAAAATTAATCCAGTGGTAAGTTTTGCTGGAGAAGGAACTATGTTGTTCGGTGACAAGACAGGTGCAGTTGCAACAAGCACATTAAGCAGAATTAATGTTGCAAGACTGTTTGTGTACCTCAAGAATATCATTGGTAGAGCCGCTCGAACAATTCTCTTCGAACTAAATGACAGTACAACTCGTAACTTGTTCATTAATGCAGTGACTCCAGTTCTAAGAAACATTCAAGGAGGACGGGGTATTACAGACTTCAGAGTTATATGTGACGAAAGTAATAATACAGCAGATATCATAGACTCGAATCAGTTTATTGCTGATATTTTCATCAAACCAACTAAGTCTGTTAACTTCGTCAGAATTCGTTTCACTAACAAATCGGAGTCAGCCGATCTAGGTTGATCTCAGGAGGTAACTACTAATGGCTAATAATAGCATTAACACATTTAAAACCAATTTCTTTGGGGGAACAAGACCCAATCGCTTTGATATTATAGCAAAATTACCTGATGGTACTGCACTTGATGTTTTTCATGCATATGCTTTCAATCTGCCAGAGATTGCAATAGGAGAAATTCCTGTAAACTATAGGGGTAGAACCGTTTATGTTCCCGGTGATAGAGATTACATGCCATGGAATATAACAATTCTTGATGATAGGAATTCAGAAATATATGATGCTCTTCAAGATTGGCAAAATAAAATTAACAATCATGAAACAAATGATGCAACTAGTGGTTTCGACACAGGTAATCGAGGAAACTGGACAATTCAACACCTAGATCAATCTGGTCCAAATCCATTTCCTATTAAAGAATTTGAACTTGTTGGTTGCTGGTTAACAGGTATCGGTCCGGTTCAATTGAACGCAGCCGAGAAAAACGCTCTGTTAACATTTAATGCAACCATCAGATATGATTACATCAAGTACACTCCGGGAATTGTCGGTGCGGACTCGATCGCTGCTCAAACATTTAGTTGATTTAAAACTTTTTTTATGAAATACTTTAGGAGTAATGTGAATGGCAATTGATATTTTTGGTTTTACAATTGGGCGTAAGAAAGACATCGGGAAAACCATTCTGGACCCACTAGACCTGGGTATCCAGAATGATCCCGAGTCTTTCGTTGCACCCGAAACATATGATGGAACTTATACATTTGAAGCGGGTGGTGTTTTCGGAACTTCCGTAGACTTTGCCGGGCAAGTTAAAAACGAAAACGCACTGATACAGCAATATAGAGGAATGTCTCTCTATCCAGAGGTCGATCAAGCAATCGAAGATATTATAAATGAATCTGTTGTGCCAGGATCTGATTTTCACCCAGTAAAATTAAATCTAGACGAACTTAAAGTTTCCGAGATAATTAAAAATAAAATACATAAAGAATTTAGTAATCTTGTAAAACTTTTAGATTTTAATTTTAGAGCGCATGATATTTATAGAAGATGGTATATCGATAGTAAACTTTACTACCATATAATTATTGATGACAAACATCCAGAAAAAGGTATTGTCGAACTTCGACCTATTGATCCAACAAAGATTAAACGAATTAGAAATGTTAAAAAGAAACCCAAAGAAGGGGCTCTTTCAGCAAATCCCACATCAAAACTGGATATTATAGAAAAGGTAGATGAATATTTTATCTACACCAACACAGATCAAAATACACTTTACCAAACCAACAGGGCTGGTATAAGAATAACAACCGATTCTATCTGCTATGTTCATTCTGGTATGATTGATGGTAACACAAAACAAGCAATTGGTTATCTTCACAAAGCAATTAGACCACTTAATATGCTTCGTCAAATAGAAGATGCTGTAGTAATTTATCGAATATCTAGGGCCCCCGAACGAAGAATCTTTTATATTGATGTTGGTAATCTTCCGAAACAAAAAGCGGAACAATATCTACGAGAGTTGATGAATCGATATAGAACAAAAGTTATTTACGACAAAGCAACCGGAACTGTTAAAGATGACAGAGATCATTTGTCAATGTTGGAAGATTATTGGCTACCAAGACGAGAAGGTGGTAGAGGAACTGAAATTCAAACACTCCCCGGTGGACAAAACTTAGGACAAATGGATGATGTCGAGTATCTTCAAAAGAAACTCTATAGATCTTTGAATGTTCCTGTCAGTAGATTAGAGACTGATAACGGTTTTAACATGGGTAAGTCTTCAGAAATTACACGAGATGAAGTCAAATTTCAGAAATTTATTCAAAGACTTCAGGTTAGATTTCAAAAGATGTTCATGAGTCTTCTAAGAACTCAGTTGATACTCAAGGGTATCGTTACCCCCCAAGATTGGCAAATTATTAATGATGATATAAGAGTGGTATTCAATAGAGATACTTACTTCGACGAACTTAAGGAAAATGAAATATTGTCCGAAAGGCTGAATATGCTAAATAATGTACAGCCATTTGTTGGACAATTCTTTTCTGAGGATTATGTCAGAAAGAATATTCTAAAAATGACTGATGAAGAGATAGAAGATCTTCAGAACGAGTTAGATCAACAACCAGCAGAACCGCAAATGGTGGATCAAGAACCACCTCAACCAACGGAGTAAGAAATGAAAAACCTTTCACCCATGATAAACTCAGCAATCGAAGAAGACAAAGAAGGCTTCCTCGATAGTTTTGTTAAGGAATTCGTTGACAGAGTTAATGAAAAAGTCTCTGTTATGCACGACGGAATCCGAAAAAATGTATTACAACCAGAGGGTGTCTGGAATAAACCAGAAGAAGTCGAAGAAACTGTAGACGAAAGCAATGAAGTTCTTTCTAATAGATGGGAAAGAATAAAAAGCGAAGTTAACGATTACAGATTCAATTCCGTTGATGAAGCAAAGAAAGCAAAGAAGAATCTCATGGATAAGGGGATGTGCGAATCTTGCGTCAAGCAAATTGGAAATAGACTCTATCTTGAATCTGTTGATCACGAAGATATGGTCTCAGTTGTATATGATACTTTAGTAGAAAGCGTAGATATCTACATTCCATTCTTTGAACTCGGAAATGATCTACAAGAAGCAATCGAAAACGGTTCGGTTGAAATGGTTCTTGATGACGGAACAGAAGTCACAATCGAAAGCGAAATGGCTGAAAATATTGCAAAGGTTCATGATTCACTTGCAAGAGATAATCAAATTTCCTTCCGAGATGAAATTACTCTTAACGAAGAATCATTCGAAAGAATGATAAACTTTGTCAATAAAGCAATTCAGAAACTCGACGAAGGAGAAGAATCCCAATGAATTACGCATCAGAAATACTAAAAAATATATTTGATGATAACGCAAAAGCAGTTATTGATACCGTAGATCAAGCACTTTCTGATAAAGTAAATGATCAAATGGACGAAATGAAAAAGGGATTAATTGATTCCGTTTACGAGAATGACTTCTCCTACATGCTAGAAAAGAAAAAAGATAAAAAGCATGAAGAAGAGGAAGATGATACAGAAGAGGAAGATGATACAGAAGAAGGAAGTGAAGAAGGTGACGACAAAGATGGTGATGGAGACGGTGATTTTGCAGACATCATGATGACTAGAATGAAGAGAAGCGGAATGAGTAAAAAAGAAGCCCTTAGAAAAACAAGGAAGCACAACAAATGAAACTCATTACTGAAATGAACGAAGATGTTCGCTTGGTAACAGAAAAAACCGAAGATGGTAAAAAGAATTACTACATCGAAGGTATTTTTATGCAAGCAGAACAAAAAAATAGAAACGGTAGAATTTACCCATATTCAATTCTAGAAAAAGAAGTCAAAAGATATCACTGTGACTTAGTTGAAAAGAAAAGGGCTTTGGGTGAATTAAACCACCCACAAGGTCCAACTGTTAACTTAGATAGAGTTTCTCATATGATCACTGAATTAAATTTCAGAGGTAATGATTGTTACGGAAAAGCAAAAGTAATGGAAACTCCTATGGGTAAAATCGTAAAGAGTTTAATCGATGAGGGCGCTCAATTAGGAGTTTCCTCTAGAGGTATGGGATCGCTCAAAGACAGAGGTGGAATTAATGAAGTCCAACAAGACTTTATGTTATCCGCAGTTGACATTGTAGCAGATCCTTCCGCTCCAAGTGCCTTTGTTAATGGTATTATGGAAGGTGCAGAGTGGGTATGGGACAATGGACTACTTAAAGAAAAGAAAATTGCGGAATACCAAAAAGAGATTCAAAGAGCATCCAAAAAAGAATTAGAAGAAAAGACCATCAATATCTTTAATAAGTTTATTAGTGGTCTGAATGGGTAGCGTAGACGGTTTAGATTTAGAAATTACAAGAAATATAAATATCCTAGAAACCTCCGGAGGTTAAAGAAAATGGAATCGAATAACACATTAAACACATCAAGCGTAGAGAGCGATGCTCTTTACCAAGATACAAGCGGAAAAGGCGCCAAGATTGCAACAGCCGTTGCAGGTGACGGAACCGCAGATCAGAACCGAGGGTCTATTGCACCTAAACCTTCTGACGCTTCAGCAGAAATTCAAACACCAGAACAAGTAGTTGCTCCAGTTCCTTTCAAGGAACATATTGAGTCACTCTTCAGTGGTGAAGATCTCTCTGAAGAATTCAAGGACAAAGCCGAAGTTATCTTTGAAGCCGCTGTAGGTGAAAGAGTTTCTCTTATTGAAGAAGAACTCCGTTCAGCAGTTGAAGAGTCCTTCGAAACTGAACTTGAAACCTTCAAGGAAGAACTAACCGAACGAATCGACGACTATCTCAACTATGTCGTCGAAGAGTGGGTTAAAGAGAATGAAGTTGCCGTTGATAAGGGTCTTCGCACTGAAGTAGCCGAATCATTCATCGGTGGACTCAAGACTCTATTCGAATCAAACTTCATCGACATTCCCGACGAAAAGGTTGATGTCCTCGAAGAAATGATTAAAGAAAACGAAGAAATGACAGACACACTCAACGAAGCAATTAATGCTAACATTGAGTTAAACAGTCTTGTCGAGAATTACCGAAAGTCTGAACTCTTCGGTGATGTTGCCAACGATCTTAGCGATGTTCAAATCGATAAGTTTGGCAAAATGGTCGAAGACCTTGATTTCGAGGATGAAGAGTCATTCACAAATAAACTCAACATCCTGAAGGAAAGTTACTTCGGAAATTCAACACCAACAGTAGCATCAACAGAAACAGAAGAAGTTGCTTCTAACGCTAAAGTTTTAAACGAAAACACAGACAGTCCAATCGGTCAATATGTCGAAGCGTTAAATAGACAAGCAAAAAGCAGAGAACTTTACGAATCTTGAAAAACTAAAATAAGGCTAACGCCAGAGATCAAAGGAGATCCAAAATGTCATCTGAATTCGAAAATTACGGTACACAGCCCTACGATCAACTCGTAGAAAAGTGGAACCCAGTACTAGATCACGACTCGTTCGACACAATCGGCGATTCATACAAGAAAAAAGTCACCGCAGTTCTTCTTGAGAACCAAGAAACTGCCATGAAGCAGCAGTACCTCGCTGAGGCCCCCACCAACTCACTCGGTGGTGGATTTAGCGTAACCCAGGCTGCTAATCAAGCAGGTAGCATTGCTGGTTACGACCCAGTGCTTATCAGCCTGATCCGTCGTTCAATGCCTAACCTTATGGCATACGACATCTGTGGTGTTCAGCCAATGAGCGCACCAACAGGACTCATCTTTGCGATGAAGAGCAAGTATGATTCACAAGGATCGTCGCAGGAAGCACTCTTCCAAGAAGCATTCGCCAAGTTCTCAGGTAAGGGTGGTACAACTGCGGGTGCAGCCGAAAACGCCGGTAGTGGTGTTACATTCGTCAGCGACACCCCCGGTGTAACTCTCACCGCTGGTGAGTTTGCTCGTGCTGCTGTCTTCGGTACTGACTTCCAAGGTATTAGTGCTGCTAATGCTGAAGGACTCGGCGGTGCCGGTGGTTCTTTCAACCAGATGGCATTCTCCATCGAAAGAGTTTCTGTTGAAGCAAGAACTCGGGCCCTCAAGGCTGAGTACAGTACTGAACTCGCTCAGGATCTCAAGGCTGTTCACGGACTCGATGCCGAAACAGAACTTGCTAACATCCTTAGCACTGAGATTCTGTCTGAAATCAACCGAGAGATCATCAGAAATGTCTACTTCAATGCTGAAATCGGTTGTACCCAAACTGACCTTGCCGCAGCAGGTGCTGCTGATGGTGCAGTCTCCGGTATGTACGACCTCCAAGTTGACTCCGATGGTAGATGGTCAGCAGAACGCTTCCGTGGACTTATGTTCCAAATTGAGCGTGAATGCAACCAGATCGCCAAGGAAACTCGTCGCGGTAAGGGTAACTTCATCATCGTCTCTGCCGATGTTGCTTCAGCCCTCGCAATGGGTGGATTCCTCAACATCTCACCCGCTCTCAACCAGAGCCTAGATGTTGATGATACTGGTAACACCTTCGCTGGTCTTCTCAACGGTAAGATCCGCGTCTATGTTGATCCTTATGTCGCCACTGGACAAAACCATGTCTGTGTCGGTTACAAGGGTACATCCCCATATGACGCCGGACTCTTCTACTGCCCGTATGTCCCACTCCAGATGGTGCGTGCGGTTGGTGAGAACACCTTCCAGCCGAAGATCGGATTCAAGACTCGATACGGAGTCGTAAGCAATCCGTTCGCAACTAACACCGACATTCTTACTGCCGGTGGTAACCAGTACTACAGACTCTTCGTTGTCAAGAACCTTCACGGTAACGGTTCCAACTGATAACACAAAAATAGAAGATCTGAACGAAGCGAGGGGGAGTTTTACTCCCCCTCGTTTTTTGTTATACATAATAGTATACTGGAGTTAATCATGTCTGATTCTGATATCACCCGCGAAATTCCGGAAATGCCGGACATTCAATATAAGTCATATGGTGTAACATATGATGGTAAGACAGAAAACAATTATCTTGGTAGGAATTATTTCCAACTGGAAATACCTAGAGTTCCTAACTTTCAAAGATTTGTTCAGAGTGTTACTCTTCCTCAGTTTTCTTTTAGTGAATTGACTCAACCAACAACTTTAGGTTTAGCACCTGCATTTCCGGGAAGTGGTTATGAATTTTCCCCTCTTATTGTAGGATTTGGTATTGATGAAAGATTTTTGGGTTATCAGGAGTTGTTTAGGTGGATGGAATCTATGGCGTTCCTAACAGATACGACCAATTTACCCAGAGAGTCTCATACATCTGACATTACCATTTCAGTTAAAAACAGTGCATATCAGGAAAAAGTCAGAATTGTTTTTGTGGATGCCTTTCCTACAGTGTTAAGTCCTCTAGAGTTTACTTCACTCGAACCTTCAGCATCCCCTTTATTGGGATCAGTGACATTTAATTATTCTAATTTTGAAATTGTGCAATCAGGAGTATAGCATGAATCTAAGTGATTATCGACAGATGGTAGAAGTCGATCTTAATATTAATGAAACAGAACTTGACACAGAATCTCTCAGAACCCCCCAATTACATTCAAAATATTTAAATTTCCTTTCCGACGAAAAACTAATACTCTCTAAATTAGAGAGTGAGTATAAGATCACTAAAAAGTATAGGTGGCTTTACTATACCGGAAAATTATCAGAAGAAGAACTCTCTGAATTTGAGTGGGAACCCTTTGAACTTTCAATTCTAAAAACCGATATTGATAAGTTCATGGAATCAGATGAAGATATACAAAAAATTTATAATAGAATTCAGTACAGAAGAACAGTGGTTGATTATTTAGATAGCATTATTAAGGTAATTTCCAATCGACAGTGGAACATTCGTTCAGCAATTGATTGGCTTAAATTTACAAACGGTCAATGAGTGATTTTAAAATAAAACAAATAGATGCAGTAAACCTTAAAGTTGATTGTGATAAAGGGTTTGCAAAGGAACTGAGCGAATACTTTACATTCATGGTTCCAAATTACCAATATACCCCTGCATACAAGAACAAATACTGGGACGGTAAAATACGCCTGTTTAATATTTTCAATCGCACAATTTATGCGGGACTTTCATCTCATGTAAAGAAGTTTTGCGAAGATAGAAATTATCCTTATGTTTTGGATTTACATAAAGAAGAAAAACAACCATGCGATGATATCGATACATTTCTTTCTAAACTAAGCATAAGCAATGGTAAAGATCCGATCACATTACACGATCATCAAGTAAAGGCTATTCGTGAAGCATTACTGAACAGAAGGTGTCTTCTATTATCTCCTACCGGAAGCGGCAAGTCTCTTATCATTTATTGCCTTCTAAGGTATTATCTTTCTTGTTTTCCAGAAGATAAAAAGTTCTTAGTGATCGTTCCAACAACCGGACTTGCTTCTCAGATGAAGTCTGACTTTTTAGAATACTCAGTCAATGATAACTCTTTTAATGAAGAAGACATTCACATGATCTTTTCCGGTAAGGAGAAAGAAACCAAAAGAAGAGTGGTGGTATCTACATGGCAAAGTTTGTACAAGATGCCCGAATCATATTTTGATGATGTTGCAGGGGTATTTGGTGACGAGTGTCACTTATATAAAGCAAAGTCGCTGGTAGAACTCCTTACTAAAATAAAAAATGCCTATGTTCGTATCGGGACAACTGGTACTTTGGACAATACGAAAACACACAAACTTATGATTGAGGGTTTGTTTGGACCTACCATAAAGGTAACATCTACCGTAAAACTAATGGAACAGAAGATTCTTTCTCAACTTAAAATTAGTTGCATTACTCTAAAGTATGACGAGGAAGACTGTAAGGAAGTTAAAAGAGCGAAGTATCAAGAAGAAGTTGATTGGCTTGTATCCTCGGAGAAAAGAAACAAGTTCATTATTGATTTAGCAACTAAATTGAAAGGAAACACTCTTCTACTGTTCAATTTCGTGGAGAAACACGGCAAACCTCTCTACGAGTCTCTGAGGGACTCCTCGGACAACCCTGTGTACTTTATCCACGGTAATAAAGATGTTGAAGAAAGAGAAATGATCCGAAAGATTATAGACACTGAAGAGAATTCTATTTTAGTTGCTTCATATGGGACATGTTCAACTGGTATAAATATAAGGAACATCCACAACATCATTTTTGCTTTTCCTTCTAAGTCTGTAATCAGAGTACTTCAATCTATAGGAAGAGGTCTAAGAACTTCTTCCACAAAAGATATTGCAAAACTATACGATATCGGTGATGATCTTCAGTATAAAAGTTACAAAAACCATACTCTGAAACATTTAGAAGAAAGAATTAAAATATATACTAATGAAGGTTTTAATTATGAGTCAATTGCCATACCGATTCGGAGAGAATAACATGAAGACTTCTTATAGAATCATTAAACTAAGTAGCGGCGAAGAAATAATAGGAAATATAAAAGGTCGAGAAAAGGACAAGATTTTAATTGATCGTCCAATGATATTTAAAACTCAAACTATGATGAACACTATGGTGTCTCAAAAGGAAGTAGTATTCTTAAGAGACTGGATGTCATACACTAACGATGTTCAAGCAAAAATTAAAGAATCTCATATCACCTCTATTTTTACACCAGATCAATTAGTCGTGACCATGTATGATAAAGCAAAGCATGATCTAGATGTTCAGCCTCACAAACCAGGCAAAGTAACTAAAATGGACCCAGATGCGATGAATCAAAAAAGTCTGGAAGACACCATAAAGCAAATGTTTAAATTTCCACCAACTAACAATAATGACATTTTTAATGAACTGGATGCTTTAGAAGAAAAATTAGAAGCATTCGACTCAAACGAATTAAATAATCCTGAGCCTAATGGTAAAGATAGAATCTATCTGAATATGGATTTATCGTATGATGATTTGAAAGGTTTGTTCGAAGATGGTATAATTTCTTCGAAGATCTTCGATATGCTTGAAGAAATGTATTATGGACCTAACAATAAAATGAACAGTGAAGAAATTAGCGATGAATCAACTATTGAAGACAAAGATAATCCAGAATATGGTAATAGGTGGACTGATTGGGATAATGATTTATCTAACGAAGACTATAAGTAAGCTTAGTTAACTTATTACTCCTTTTCTCTCTCCACACAGAGATTATAATCGTGAACAAAAAACTGTCAAGTAAAAACTTGACAAAATCTTTTTAGGATGTAAAATTCGTATATGAAAAAACCCACGCACTATATTGATAACACTAAATTTTATGAAAGTATGACAGACTGGATTAAGGGTGTTCGTGAAGCACAAAACGCAGACGAAAAGAATCCTCCAATAACAAACTATATTGGAGAATGCTTTATGAGCATTGCTGAAAACTTATCGAAGAAAGGTAACTTTATCAAGTATCCTTTTCGAGACGATATGATAAGTGATGCGATAGAAAACTGTGTAATGTACGCACACAACTTTGATCCAGATAAATCTAAGAATCCATTTTCTTACTTTACTCAAATTACTTACTTTGCCTTTCTTCGAAGAATAGAAAAGGAAAAGAAGCAAATGTATATTAAGTATAAACTAATGGAGCAACATCCAGACTCCACTTTATCTTGGTATAAAGAAAACTATTTTGAGAAAAAGAAAGAAGAAAATATTGATGATGCACTGAAAAAGGAATTTGAACTAACAGATAAAGATATTGAAAAATTTGGATCTAGTTCAAAGAAAAAAGGTAAGAAATGAAAATAGGTGTTTTGAATGATTCGCACTTTGGTGCTAGAAACGATTCTGGATTGTTTCTAGATTATTTTATTTCATTTTATGAAAATGTATTTTTTCCATATATCAAAAAAAATGAAATAAAAGAAGTGATTCATTTGGGTGATTTTTTTGATCGCAGAAAATATATTAATTTTAGTACATTACAGAAAGTACGAAAAAGTATTTTAGATCCTTTACAGGAGATGGGTGTCACCATCAATCTTTCTTTGGGCAACCATGACACCTATTATAAAAATACTAACAAGGTAAATTCCCCTAAAGAACTTCTTTCTAATTACGATAACATCATTATTCATGAGTCTCCCGTAACATTAGACTATGAAGGATTGCTTGTTGGATTAATTCCTTGGATTAACAGTGAGAATAAAGACTCCACTTTAGATTTTCTTAAGTCTTGCAGATGCTCTATTATAGGAGGGCATTTTGAACTAGAAGGTTATGAAGTTATGCGAGGTATGAATTTTAATGGAGGAATGTCTGATAAACCGCTGAGACGGTTTGAAAAAGTTTTGAGCGGACACTTTCATACAAAAAGTCAAAAGAACAATGTTCATTATCTTGGGACACAATACCAAATTACATTTAGCGATCTTCATGACATGAAAGGTTTTCATGTTCTTGACAGCGAAACCAGAGATCTTGAATTTGTAGAGAACCCAGATAAGATGTTCTATTCATACATCTATGACGACATGGATAAGAAAGCACTCAAAGATCTTCAATCAGAATTAACTGATAAACTGAAAAATAGATATGTTAAAATTATTGTAGAGAATAAAACCAAGTCAAGTTTGTTTGAATCTTTCATTGATGCTTTATATGAACTAGATGTTGCTGACATTTCTGTGATCGAAGACTTTTCTGCGGACTTAGATCAAGAAGAAAAAGTTGATCTTGCACAAGATACATTAACAATTATAAGCACAGAAATTGATTTAATCGAAACTGATTTGAATAAAGATTCGTTAAAAAGAATAATGAAAACCCTTTACATGGAGAGTATAACAAATGAAGAGTGAAGAAATATCTGTCACCGAAGAAGAAATTCCAGAATCTGCAAAGGTAGATACTGATTCGTCTGACAAAGTTGAAAGAATTAAAAAGGCTGCAAGTGCGTATCGAATGGAATCTTCAATCCACGGAGTGAAGAGCGGAACAACTAAAATTGTTCCAAACAAAGAAAACTTTGCAAGTTCTGTTCGTCTCACGGTTAACCCGACTGGGTTATCTCAAGTAGTAACCGAAAAAGAAATTAAAAGAGGAGATCTTTTAGAAGAATGCTACTACTATGTCATGGAGTCTCGCAGGGATGACATGTTTATGGCATTACGAGATAAGGTTGCAGCATATCTCATGTGGACTTTACCCGAAGATGATGCTGTTTATAAGTCAGATGAAGTTGGTAACCATGTAATTTTACCTCTCGGTAATGCTCTTGCATATGGTCCCTCAGCAACACCAAACGCTTATGTTCAGTTTGACTCAATGATGCGAGTACTTAGAATTTATGCACTCCGAGATCTAGATCGAGGAGAAGTAGTTACTATTGGATATCCAAAAAATGGAATAGGACCTTCAGGGATAACTCCAAAGGAATATTATGACTTGACAGGGGATACGATTAAGAGTAAACTTGGAACAGCAAATGCATCTGGTAAGAAAGGTGGTTGTTCCTCATGTCAACAAAAAAAGT